GGGTCTGTATGGGTTGTGTCTGTATCAAATACATACTCAACTGTGATGCCACCAAAGTTGCCCTGAGGCCCTGTCGCTCCCGTAGGTCCGGTTGCGCCCTGAGAGCCAGTTGCACCCGTTGCGCCGGTAGGTCCGGTGTCTCCCGTTGCTCCGGTCGGTCCTATGGCTCCCGTTGGACCAGTAGGACCAGTTGCTCCCACATCGCCCGTGGCACCAGTAGGACCAGTGGGTCCAGCATCCCCTGTTGGACCAGTAGGACCCGTTACTCCAGTCGCTCCTGTTGGACCGGTCGGACCTGTAGCACCAGTTGCCCCCGATGCTCCCGTAGGTCCTGTAGGACCGGTAGGACCGGTAGCGCCCTGTATGCTCCCAATCAGGTTGGTGCTTGCGGCGCTACCACCACCGGTAATGTCCAGATAGAAACCTCTGGCTGTTCCACCTTGCTCAAAGAAACGAAGTTTATTCTGGTAAACATCAATTGTCACACCACCATTAAGGGTGGTGTTGGTAACAGCCTTTTCAAGAAAGAACTCCCCGCCTTCATCGCCAGATGATTGCGTAGAACTTATCTTGCCAGTGACAAAGAAGTCTGTGCCATTATAGGTAAGACCAGAACTACCAGCAGGGTTATTTGACCCATCCTTATATACAACCTGATTTGCTGAGCCAGCAACAGGACCTGTTGCTCCTGTTGGACCAGTAGCACCAGTGGCGCCAGTGGGACCCGTGGGACCAGTGGGGCCTGTGGCTCCAGTTGGTCCGGCAATACCCTGAGGACCAGTAGGTCCTTCGTTGCCCTGAGGTCCTGTTGCGCCAGTTGGACCCGTTGGACCTGTTGCTCCAGTGTCACCAGTAGCCCCAGTAGGACCTGTGGGACCAGCATCACCAGTAGCCCCTGTTGGACCAGTAGGTCCAGTTGCTCCCGTGGGTCCGGTGGCACCTTGTGTTCCTTGCGGTCCAGTAGGACCAGTTTCGCCTTGCGGTCCAGTAGGACCGGTAGGACCAATATCTCCCTGTGGTCCGGTTGGTCCAGTTGCACCAGCATCACCCGATGCTCCCGTTGGACCAGTTGCGCCTTCATTGCCCTGTGGACCAGTCGCTCCCGTTGCTCCCGTTGCTCCCTGAGGTCCTGTGGGTCCAGTTTCGCCAGTAGCCCCAGTTGGCCCTGTTGGACCCGTGGCTCCAGCATCTCCTGTTGCACCAGTGGGTCCGGTGGGACCTTGCGCTCCAGTGGGTCCGGTCGCTCCAGCCGGTCCAATATCCCCTGTTCGAGCAAAGGTGATGATGACATCTTCGTTATTAGAGAATGAAGTTGCCGAGCCAGAAACATAGGCAACCGATATATCAAAAAAGCCTGTCTCCTCAGTAAGTGCAGAGATTGTAAACAGCGCAAAGTCAGAAGAATCGGCCTTATTAGAGACCCGTAGGTGTCCCTTGATTGTTGATGTTGAATCATCAATAGTTCTCAGGAATGGCTGAATGTCCGTGGCATTGACATCCTCGTCATCAATTTTCATCTCAGTCGCCAAAGTTAGGTTGGCGTTACTGAATTTGACCTTTCCTGAACCAGGGTCAGAATGTGCTGTATCAGTGTCAAATATATAAGCGACCGTGACACCACCAAAGTTTCCTTGTGGCCCAGTCGCACCGGTCGCTCCAGTCGCTCCAGTCGCACCGGTAGGGCCAGTGGGACCGGTCTCTCCAATTGCTCCGGTTGGCCCTGTATTGCCTGTTGCGCCTGTTGCTCCCGTAGCGCCTTGTGCTCCCGTTGGACCCGTTGCTCCTTCGGCTCCGGTCGCTCCGGTGGCACCTTGAGCGCCAGTTGGACCGGTGGGACCCATGTCTCCTTGCGCGCCAGTTGGTCCAGTAGGTCCGGTGTCTCCTTGCGCTCCAGTGGGACCAGTTGGACCAGTATCGCCAGTAGCGCCTGTCGGTCCAGTGGGACCTGTATCGCCAGTTGCTCCAGTTGGTCCGGTATCTCCGGTGGCGCCAGTTGGACCCGTGGCGCCAGTCAGACCCGTGGCGCCAGTCGGACCTGTAGCCCCAGTCGGTCCAGTAGGTCCAATATCTCCGGTAGCACCTGTTGGTCCAGTAGCACCAGTGGGACCGGTGACAGTTGATGCGGCACCAGTTGGACCTGTTGCTCCGGTGGGACCAGTCGGTCCGGTTTCTCCAATGAGATTTGATGCAATTGTCGTGATGATGTTTGACAACGTGTTGTCACGCATCTCAATGGTGAGATTCTTGGCAGATGTCGTTGCCTTAGCGTAAATAACTACCTTTATCCTGCTGGACAGGTCTGTTAGGTCATAAGTAGAAATATATGCGCTATGGAGATATACATCTTGAACCGTGCCGACTGGAGTTCCTTGGGTTGATGAACCATCATAAATTGTCCCCAAAACAGTCGTTCCGTCTGATGCAACTTCAAGAACATCAAACCAATAGACGAGGTCACCTCCCCCCGCAGACCTCAAGGCGTAGAGTGACATCGCCCATATGCCGGGGATAATTGCTGTAGTAAGAAGAGCGTCTACCTCTGTTACAAATTCCGCTACTGCAATATCTGTCGTTGAGATGGTGTTGGTAACAATTGAGGTCTGGGTGCCACTATTTGGAAGAAGAATCAAACTTCCTTGAGGAGCAGTAAATGGGACAGTTTGAGTAACGCTTGCGCTGTCCAAGTAGAAAACGGTTCCTGACGAAATGCCGTTGATTCCCTGAGGACCAGTTGGACCAGTTGGACCGGTTGGACCTGTAGGACCTACAGCCTGTGTATTTTCCCAGAGGCTTGTCGTTGAGTTATATACAAGCGCATCACCATCTGTAAGCGTTCCAGCGTTGATTGCAACATTATGCAGTTCGTCAAGTTCGTAGCCATTCTGTGTGGCCACGTAAACAATTCCATTGTTGGTTGCTCGAACTACTACGCCAATAAACACCAAATGTTCTGGTGCTGATGGCTTAGTTGTAGTGAACGCACCATTTTCGCCAAGCCACAGAACATCCCCCTCGGAGTAACCAGTGGATAGGTCAATACCATCAACATAACCGCGAGTAATAACCGGTCCATTTTCGGACGCTAGGATGTTTGCCCCAACGAGGCCAATGGTTTTGGAAGATGTGGTGTCAGAATCATTATCTGCACGCTTAACTGATGCATGGTCACCAGTTGCTCCAAATAAATAAACAACAGTTCCGGTGGTTAGGGTTGTGGCTTCGGCATTACGAACATAGGTAACTACTGATGAATACCCATTAACCCAGTTGGTGCCGTTATACGCAAGCGTCTGAAACTCTGCTGGGTCAGTAATAACAACATCTGTAAGGTCGTCAAGTTCGGCAACAACGCTTGCTGCAGATGGTGCGAATTTCGTTCCATTGAACTGAAGCACCTGACCGGACGCTGCCCCAGTCGTATCAACCTCAATACCGTCAATAAAAAGCGTAGGTGCCTTGAAGGTGTCATCCGTTTTAAGGACATTTGCAGCGTCGCGATAAAGGTTCGTGTCGGCGGAAACCGAACCGTCACCCCAAGAGATATTTCCGCCAGCGTCAATAGTGAGGCGAGGCTGGGCGTCGTCTTTGACGCCAATATCAACGGCAGAGTCGGCTGCGGTTGCGAAGAACCGTGCCTTAATAAGTGAGAATATTTTGAAAGCCATTGAGCCTCAACTCGTTGGTTTTGTTTCCAGCCCCTCAAGGCTGGATATTAGCCAGTAATTACTACTCGGTAGGAGTTACTGGAGGGGGCTGATGAGAAAGTGACTGTTACCGTGTTTGTCGTAGTCCGGAGCGTGTCGGCAATGACGGTGTCGTAGGTCGCGGCATCGTAGACCTGAACGGTGACATCACGGGTTCCAAAATTATGCGTAATTACATAACTGGTATTAGAACCATCGCCAATAGTCTTAGAGGCAACGCGAGCAAGGACCGGAGTTCCTGTATCAAAACCTGCGGTTGTATCAGCAAGATTTGTACGGGCGTTGGCAGCCGTAGAAGCACCAGTACCACCATCGGCAACAGCGACATCGGTGCCGTTCCAAGTGCCGGTGGTAATCGTACCAAGGGTTGTAATGCTTGACTGTCCAACATATGTTGAAGCGATGTCAATACTGTCGGCATTGACTGTGATGCGGTCGGCTGTGCCAACAGCGTCAATGGTGTTTCCGCTCTTGGTGAGACCATTACCGGCAATGCTCTGACCAGCGGCTGAGAACTGGACGAAACTGAGGTTCGTCGTTCCAAGAACGATGGCTCCGTCAGTTGTGAGAACCCAGCCTGAGTCCGCCCACGCAGTTCCCTGCTCAACGAAGACGAAAGTGCCAGGAGTAAGTTCCGTGGCCGTATCGGCATCCGTAGCACGGGTTAGCACCCATGGGTTTCCAGCATCGCCAACCGCTGTAACGGTGTAAATACCATTGTAGGGGGCATTCGCCGATGTCTCGTTCTTGACGAGGATTCGGATTCCAACATCTGCTGGGTCGGACAGCGTGGCGCTATCAATCGTCAGACCACCATTAGCACTGGCAGTAAGAACGCCAGAACTGTGTGTAAAGGTGGGTAGGGCGGCATTTGTAGCCAACCGAACAGATTGCTTGACGTCAAGACCGGACCGAGCGGCGTCAACATACGCCTTGTTGGCGGCATCTAGGTCAGCAGATGGGGCAGTGACCTGAAGTCGACCGCTAGCATCACGCTTAGCAAGGGTGCTATTGGTATTTGACGAGGTTGCGGCATTAAGGTCACTATAGAAAGTTGACGAAAGAAGACCAGCGTTCGAGCCATCAGCCAAATTCGGCGTAATCGTGATTGCGCCACCAGATTCCCCAATCGTCAGGGCGGAAGCGTAAGTCCCCGACGACGCGACGCTCTTGACCAGCACCTTCCAAGCCGTGCCGTCATAAAACTTGATGCAATCAAGGTCGGTACGGTAGATAAGCCGACCCTCAAAGAGGTTCGATTCAGGGTCAGCGCCAACTGCCTCAAAACGACCGTTGAGGAGTTGATTATTATTTAGGTCAAGATTTGTTACAAACTTTGTTGCCATCTTTGCCTATTCCTTAGGTCAAATACGCATAGCCTGAAAAAGGTGCAGTGAACTCCACTACAACTTGAGACGTGCTTACATATGATACTTCACCGATAACTACGGTAGATGCAGAATCAACGACCATTACAGATGGGTAGCCACCAAGCGTATGATTAATTGTCCAAGTTGACGAGGGACTTCCTTGGGTATGGACATGACGGAGAGTCTGTCCGGGGATATAGAAAGGCGTGGGGGGCCAGCCTGACTCGGTCTTTGGACCCCAGAACTCGTTCGTGTCAAGGTCAATGTAATAATCGCCGACACGTCCAATGCCTGCTGTCGGAGCGCCACTACCCGAGATAAATCCGTAGCCTCGCTGACCCTGAGCGCCAACCATTGAGACAAAGACATCTGTCGTCGCCTCGTCAACGGTAACTAGGTTTCGAAGTTGGTCGGGGGCATTTTCAATGTTTACTTGCGTTACTTCTTGGACGACTGAAACATTGATATTCGGCTCGGTCACCGCGTAACCTCCGGTTCAAGCCGGATTCTGCCCTTGAGGACGCGGAACACGCGTCCCTCGTCATCAATCACCTCAAGGTCATAAACGCCCTCGGTTTCAATACCCTCTGTATCTTCGGAAAGAATGAGGAGGGTAACTTCTCCAGAATCGCCACCAAGGCTAATTCGTCCATTTTCGGTAGTGAGTTCAATGACGACTGTTTCAGAGTCAATTTCAGACCTAATTTGCATTCGAGCGGTGTAGTCAGTCAAGTCATAGGCAGAGCCATCAGGGTTAGTAATAGTTACCAAGCGTTCAAAATGCGCACCTTGGTCTATGGTGAAATTATAGTTACCGGCGAGCACCGCTACCTCCAATGACATTTACCAGATTAAGTGTACTCTTCAGCGCGTTTACACAGGGCTTACAGAAGCAAACGGAGCGGTCAGGAGGAAACCGCTCCGTCTGCTCTCCTTGTCGGGAGGAACTCAGCGCTTTTTGGGCTTAACAGTCTTTGCGTCAAAAATGCTTGCGATTTCGGGGTCGCCAATCTTCGTTGAAAGCCAAGCAAAGACAGCAGAAAGAATTGGCAGGCTTAGGGAGATGACTTGCTCGTCCAGCCCAGCCTTCCAGCCGAGGTACACCAGAAGTCCAAGCAGGCTTCCTTTAAGAGTCTGGTCACTGACCTGCATGCCCTTCATTGGTTATCCTCCGGTTCATCATCGTCAAAATCAGAAACGAACTCACCGAGTTCACGAGTCATCATGATTTCCTTGGCGCAATCAAGCATTCCTGTGCCAAGCCACGTAGTCATGCCTTCTGATGTGCCCATGTGAAGGTCACGTGAGTCGTTGTCAACAATTTCAGCGATAATTATCCAATTGGTAATCATCTGCTGGGGAAAGGCTTCGGCTATCAGACCTTCAAGGTCGCGCTCGTCACCCGGTTTTGACATGCTTTAATTCTACCACTATGTGGTTTACTCAGAGACTTGCTACACATTCATGAGTAATTGTGAAACCAAGTGGGCGACAGGGCTGAACTGCGCGATAAATATTCTCGCTCTGAGCGCCAGTTACTCCACCAATTGTTTCCGAAGTTAGTGTCTGAATAGTAATAAGCCACGGATTACTGAATGGGTCGGTGACATAATTAATTGTTTTAGTGCCCGTAAGGCTAGGAGTAATAGCGTCAAGGATTGCTTGTTTTGAACCAGCATTCAATCCTGTTCGTGCGGTTGTAATAAGGTCACGGCGACCGGGGATGAAGTTGGCATCAGAAGTATCGTAAGCCTCAATCTCAATCCACTCTTCGTCGACATAAGTAATAGTTCCAGACGATTCTGATGCAGATGCCTCATCGTCGTCCCATGTCAATGTGTTTGTTCCTGTATTCACAGACACCAAAATGTATTGACCATTGAATGCGGTAGTCCCAGTAACCGTTATTGTTTGACCGGCGCTTACCTCAGTTGGCGATGCCGATACAACTGCTGTTGTAGTTCCACTTGACCGACTAATACTGGTAATTGTGTAACTGACATCGGCAGTATCATCAACTTCAAGCATGATGTCCTGCCAGTTAGTGGGCAAGTTTTTCCATGGAGTCGTGCCGCTTGGAGTCGTCTCAAGACGGACACCAACAAACTGAGCGAGCCACGGAAGATAATCTGGTTCGGCTACTTCTGGATTTACAAGAGTACTTTTTGTTGTATCGTCATTTGCATCATAGCCATCTTCAATATCAACATACCGAAAATTTAGCGACTGCTGAAATGCGTTGTCAGCGTAGGCAAGCCCAACATCCATAAGACGCGCTAGCGGGAACGAAGGCGCCGTTTGCTCAGCATCTATTTCTGGCAGAATCGGTGGCATGTAGACAAGACATTCACGAACGAAGTCATTATCTGTAAAGCCAAAGGTATTCGTCAATACTGGGTGCGCCATATGAAAGTGGTCCAGACCGCCGTAGGTCCGGATTTCAATGGTTGAAGTAAAATACAACGATGTCGTCTGAGAAATAACGCGGATTTCCGGACCCCTAACGAGTTGCCACTTCAAACCGGGCATTTTGAACCATGCTGATGTCTCGGAGTTACCGAGGTCATCTTCGATGGTGATGCGTACCTCAAGATTTGAGGGTGCGTAGAAGAACGCAAAAAATGTCAGCGCATCAGTTGCGTAAGTCTGGGTTATCTCTTTTGCTTCATGCGTCAAACTGATAGTCGCATATGTCGCCGGTGGAGTGGGCGCAGACAATGGAGCGATTCTCAGGACGTTATAAGAATCCTTGAAGCGGAACAGTTTTTCCGCAGCAACACTCGCGCCAGTTGAAGACCATGAGCCATAGGTTTCAACAAACTGCCACTCATCGTCGGCAAGGAACTGAGCATAATTTCCTGTCAGAAGGGTATTTGCCTCGGTGCTTGTGCTCATTAGACGCTCGTTACGGTGACTGAGGCGCTAGGAAGCGTTCCCTTGAAGTTGAAGTTCACGTCGCCATTGCCATCAACAGTTGCTACAACTGTATTTGATGAGGTAAGCGTGAGACCGTCTACATATTCAACGCCCTCAATTTGTGAGACTTGTGAAATAAGGGCATTTTTTCGAATCATTGTCGTGAATGGATACTCTGATGCGCTTAGATAGTTTGTCAGATAGTCGTCAACTGCTGTTCGAACATCAAGGTCTGCATAACCAGCACGAACGGCGATTTGAACATCAACTGTTACTGGGGCGTCGACAATGTCCGCAATATAAACAGTTAGTCCGGCAATTGTCCGGTCTCGAATGTCGTCAGCAATAGTTGCCTTATCTTCAGCCGAAAGACTTGCTCCTGTTGAACTTGAAAGAAATACTGTTACACAGCCCTGTGCATCGGGTTCGGTATAACTCAATTGCTCAAGGAACTCAACCTTTGGTGAGTATGTTGGGTATGTGATGGTAGATGTTTCGGTTGAACCGACAGTTCTGCTATAGGCAAGGTATGGAGCAGCGCTTGAGCGGTTAGTAATACCGCTTACTGACTTGCTACCCTCATACGCAGTTGGCTTGGAGGTGTCAAAGACACGGATAGCCGCTACGGTACTTGCCGATGCGGAGAATGGCGTATTGTCACGAGCGACGAACACCTCTTCAGCGCCAGTTTCCGTGTAATTGAATGTCGTGAAATAATCGGTACCACCCGTAGTTGTCGGCACGCACGAGGCATTCAGGAGTGATGTGCCACCATCCCAAGCAAGGTTCGTAATGAGGAACTGCTGGAGTTTTGTGAGGTCATAAGTCGCCACTCGGTATGCGTCGGCATAGGTAGTCAACAAATAATCAGTAACTTGCGATGCCGTAGCAAGCGTCCTGCTGAGACTTCCGAGATATGTTGATGCTCGTCGGAAAAAATCCTCGTCAGTTTCGGATTCCGTTCCCTGCGTGAATGAGCCATCAAATGTCGCTGTAAAGAGAGTGGCAATCGGTGTAAGAATATTCATTGATGCGCCGTCTGAGATGACTGGCTTAATTCCTGCCTCAATAGCCGCAACTTGAACGGGGTCAGAGGTTGACTCTCCTTCGGCAATTACAACTGTCTCTGTCGTTTCATAGACATGGACAACGATGCCCTCGTCGGTTGCTTCGCTAAAACTCACCTGAGTCCCCGAGGGGATTGTTAGACCAGCGGTATCAATTGTTGTAAAGACTACACTTCCAGAAGCAAAGGTTGCTTCATCTCGGAAGAATCCCATAAGACGAAGCAGCCCCTCCATCAGTCCATTGGGAAGACGATTAACTGCACCATTTACAAGACCAGAAACGTATGACATTGCTTCGAGCATGGCATCTTCAACCGTGCCGACTCGTGGGTCAAATTCCGGCAGAGCCACAAGGGCGTAGTCACGAGCGAGCGTATAGACGTCGACCGGCTGTAGGTCATTGATAGTCAGGTCAATATATTCCGAGAAATCCGGAGACGTCATTTTAAGTCCTTTGGCTGAAGGCTATGTCTATTCTAGACTCTCCGTTGTCCTCAATGGTAATCTCAGCGTTTTCAACAATTATTTCTGGGATAAATCCACCAACACTGAGAGCAAGGTCGCGAATCAGCGATTCAGAAAATGTGGGGTCGGTGACGCCGTACTGAGGGTTGAGCGGAAGGTCCGCTGGCTGAATTTGAACAACAAGAGCCAACAGGTGCGAATAATACTCGTCTGTTCCGTCAATGAACTTCTCAACCCCGCCATTGGCAAAGCGAATCGGAAATTTGAAGGTGTCCACGCCTCTATTTTGCCACTATTTGCCGAGTTACAGGACTCGTCCAAGAACGACAATTTCTGACCGTTCATTATTAAGAAAGGCGCAGATAACACGGTCGCCAACATTCGGTACTGTATTAGTTACCGTCACCGAGGTCAGATATCCGCTAGATGAAGTCGTTGTAACCGATGCTCGGTTGGCAACAACGAGGCATGGTCCGAACGCAAAGCCAGGACTGACGAGAGGTAGTTCTACGAATACCTGAGTGCCGGAAACCTGCCTGACGATACCTAGATATAGTCCACCTGGCTCAAGTGGCGTACCAGCGGTTTTTGAGGGAACTGTGACGTTTTCGCTCATCGCTTCCTAATCGTGTAGGGCGCTGAAAGTTTAATAGAAGAGAAACCGCCCCCAGAGATATACGGCCACGACGCGTAAAGAGCATTATATTTGAACTGAGAAGCGGGGTCTCTATAAATACTATAATAGGTATTCATCTTTTTGGCTTTATTGGCAATGTCAGGAATATTATAGATTTGCAGCGCATTAGCGATAATGTCCTGATTAATCCTCGAATAACGAGGACCGTCAATGTCAGAGGGGGCATCCCGCCTCAATGCCTGTCCAATGGCAACGATTGCCTCAACTGGAAGGTTCACCTTAGGCAGAGAACTAGGTGGCGTTTCTTGTTTTGGAATGGGGATTGAGCCTGAACTCAATTGGTCGGCACTTGTTTTCGTTGTCGACTTAACGCCCGGTGTAGTTGACGAATAATCAGCGCCAGTCTTTGACGACTGAGAGGTTTTGGTCGGCACTGGAGTAGACGTCTGGGCGCCAAACCGTTTGATGAAATTCGCTTCTTCTCGGGCTGACTCTGAGGTTGTCAACCCACCAGACACTCCAAATCGCGTTGATGGTATGCCGAGAACATATGAGAATACGATATCTCTTGTCAATTTTGCATAGCCGGTAATGCGGGTATCCTTATTAATAGAAGCAATGACCTGCTCGGCTGTTCTTCGATTAAGGAGTCCTAAAATTGCCTCGTAGACAACGCGCTTGATTTTCTCGCCTGGACCCCTAAACCGCTGACGACGCAAGACTTCTTCAGCATACTTCATTGCTGCTGTTGGGCTAAGAGCAACAGGAATTTTGATGTTCGGCACGCCCGGTGGCGGGTTCGTCGATGTGCTCGGCTGGGTATTTGCTCCCGGTGTCTGCTTTGTTCCGTTTGTTGAAATCTTTTCCTTCGTTGGGTCAACGGGGACACGGAACTGAACTTGTACGGGTTCTGCACTACCTTCTCGAAACGAGACATCCGTGATGATGTAAAACGCTTCAAAATCTGGAATACCGGCGAGATAGATGGTCTGACCGGGACGTAGTTTGATTCCGTTCGCTCTATCTACAAGGATTGACCCTTCGGCGGCTTTGATATCGTCGTCTGACCGCCGAACACGAGGCTGGTCCAGAAGGACATACTTATCCTTGGCGCTAGGAAATAGGTCGGTATTCGGTTCTGGATAGACAAACGGGATGAACTTAAAGTCTCCATAGGCAAAGTTAGGGTCACCCCATTTACCCAAAAGAAACTTCTCTGAACAAAAGAACAGCGTTCCCTCTGTTTCGAAGCAAATGAACTTCTGCTCTCCAGCAAGACTCTGAAGCACGGTCCATACAGAGTCATCAGAATCCTTGCCCTTACCCTTGACGATAGACTGCTTCTTAGTTGTCCGTTCACCGACGAAGTTAAGCGCAAATCTCTTTGCCATTGCCTGAGCAAAGTCATATCCGGTCATCCCACGATATGCCTCTGGCTTTTTATCTCGCTTCATTAACTGAACTGCTTTTGACCGACATTCAAGCGAATACAGGGGGTGAATAGACTCGCCGCGCGATGTTTCAACCGCAGCGATTTCAAACCACATATCCCTATAGAAAATATCTCTACGAATCTGGAAGTAGTTTGCCTTAGCGAATGCAAAGTTTGGGTCAACAACGCTTACTGCTACTTGTGATGAACCGCTGAGCGTCAGTGACACGCTCATTTCTGTAATGGATTGCGTTATGTCACGAGACGCAAGAGTTCCAAGGTCACCCAGTTTAAAGAGCGCCTCATTTATATCGTCAAAATAAGCCATGGCTATGTTCGCGTATCAGTAATGATAATTTGACGTACTTGCGAGATAGTCAAGTAGTCCTCTTCTTTATTCCCAGATGATTTCTTAGGCGTAACGGGCAATGCCTCGCTATAAGTAATCACTGGTAGTTCAGCAATTTTGGCAACAGGATTCATGTTCTCAACAAGTGTAAGATTAGCCTCAGCAACTGTTACCTGATTATCCGCATTACGCCGTATTGAAGCAAAGTTCAGGTCAATGATTGACCACATGAGACGTGGACTGGAGGAGTCAGTCGCTGACCCAAGTTGGTTGCTTACCTGCTTATCCATATTCGTGAAATAAACAGGGAGAGCGCTATTCGCCATTTTGAATAGGAACTCCATATCGTCATCAATTGCGGTGAATAGACCGTCCTGCGGTACAGCAAGCGTAATTTTTAGAGCAATCTGGCGAGCCTTAAATCGGTTGAAGGCAATAATTGGCGTCTTGCCGGGACGCTGAATTTCACTCAGTTCTGGTCCAATATTTGAGTACTGAAGTTGTTGGGGTGTAAACGGGAAATAAAATGACATTTGCTGTTGCGTAGCATCTGCCGTTTTGATGGTATGCATGCCCGCTTGGGCAGGAGCCTTAATAGGCGAGGTATTGGCTGAACGAGCGGCTAGTCGTGTTGCAGTGCCCGAGCGATTACGAGTCCTCGGTTTAACAACAATCTTACGCAGGTCACTAATAAGACCGCTTGGCTTAGTTGAACCACCGCTTTTCTTCTGCTTCTTTTTCTTTTCTGCGCGTTCCTTAGCGGGAGTCTTCTTTCCCATGGCTTACCTCCGCTCCGACCAAGATGCCTGAGCCGCTTCAATGCGAGCCATCACCTCGTTTGCTAGCGCCTGAACATCCATTCCTTGTGAAGCATTGACAGTTACATTGATGCTGTTGTTATTGGTTGTTGCCGTCGGCGTAGAGATTGTTCCACCCATATAGGGCGTTGCCGTATCTCCAATTGCACTATCCATGCCGGGTACAACATGGAGGTGACGCTGAGCGCCCGTTCCATGGAACTCGGCGTAACCGCCGCCAGCACGAACGCCCACCTGATACAGACCGAGGTTCTGCCCAACGAGGTCGTATGCCCGACCCGCAGCATGGTCAGAGTTCATGGAGCCGAGGTTGAAGCCTCGAACACCAGAGGTGATACTACGACGCCCAGCAATACCGCCATTAATTCGGTTGTGGACATTCATCATATTGACGAAGTTTCGGCGGGGGGTTGATGTGTCACCCTTGTCGTCAAAAAATCCGACGGCACTAGCAAACTTGTCAACGGCTACTGCAAATACGTCGTTTACTGCGGTCTTGAACCCCGTTGCAGCGTCAGACATGGTTTTGCTTGTCGTCTGCTGAAGATTCAATTTATCCCCAAGGGGACCAAGAACATTAGTGAGTTGGTCACCAACTATCTTATTAAAATCTGCCCCTGCGCCCACATAACCACCGGGCATTGTGAGGAATCCTCCCTGAGACGTCTGTTGGAGGATTTGACCAAACTTAGTTGGGTCATTCTGTGCCATTTTAATAAGTTCAGCAGTCAAACTTTCCTTGCTCATGCCGATATCAAGGTTCAGTTTTGCTGCTTCAGCAATGATATTTTCGGCAGTTAATCCGGCTGCGCCAGCGCCAAGTTGTCCCATGGCGCCACCAAACATTGCGGCTCCGCCTCCACCAAAGAAGACATCTGCTAGTCCGTAAAGGTCGCCCTTTTTCCCTCCCTGCATGACCGAGAACTGCCCACCGGGACGCGCGGCTGTCCCATATTCACGTTGCATATTGAGGTAAGCCTGAATCGGGTCGCCACCAGCCATTAGGAGACTTTGCTGAAAAATATCCTCAAAGAATGCAGCGCGGTCTTCGTCCGTTACGGTGTTAGCACGTCCCTTCTCTCCAAATGCGCGCCCAGCGGCAGCGTAGATATCCGGTGCTTGAACGAGTTCAAGAGTCTGGCGAATACTGGATGTAGCCGACGCATAAATATCCGTCATTGCGTACTTGAAATCATCGCCAAAGCGGGCGGTAGCAATACCTGTCGCAGCAAGAATGTCTGACAGCGTTAGCATGCTATTTCCGAGGTCAACCTCGGCTGTATTTGCTAGATTTTGAACCTCTTCAGTAGTGAGACCAGAAATTCGTTCCAAATCTTTGAATCTAGATATCATTAATGTTGTGGAATCAATGACATTCTTATTTTGTTCGTAAAACTTCTTATTTGCCTCTTTAAGTGCAGTCCCTGACTTCACTTGGTCATTAGCCATATTTCTGGCTTCTTTGCCAAAGTCATTCAGAAGTTGACGCGCCGAATCAACATCATTATTAGCAAGCGCCTCTTCCATTACGCCTACATAGTTATCAACAAATTGTCCAGCAGCCTTTTTTGCTTGCTTTTTAAACTTCCCATCCTGCATCCATCCTGCGACTCCGCCAATAAGCGCACCAGCAATCGCGCCAATAATGACTGAAGTGCCTAGTGTCGGAGCAGCAAGAAGTGCGCCCACGCCCGCTCCTGTTGCCGCGCCAACGGCTGCGCCCGTAGCACCGGCAGCGCCAACAGTTGCTGCCCTGTTGCCTCCAGTTGCACGGTATGTAGCACTTCCAACCATGTTTCCTGCTGTGTATGCGCCAACGGCACCAGCCGTCGCAAGGGCAGCCGGTCCGGCATATGCGCCGAGCATGGGTATTCCTCCAGCACCGCCAATCGCCTTTGTTGCCCCATACCCAATAATTGCGCCGGTAGCAATATCGCCACCAGTCTCAACCACTGAGCCACGATTATTCGTTAGAGCCTGAGTGCCAAGAGCGCCTATTGCTGTCAATCCGAGAGGACTGGTCGCTACCCCGTACATCTTTTTCATGCCGGGTCCGATGAACGACCCTCCCTTCGCCATTCGTCCCATTCCGCCCATCAGTAGCGGTAAACCCATGTATCCAGCAAGACCGCCCAAAGGTCCCAATTTGCTTAGACCACTAATGATTCCGCTGACGATGTTTAGAACCAGAGTAAGGGCATCGGCAATTTTTGTAATAGCCGGAAGGGCAGCGAAGAAAGCGTCCCTAAATGCGCGTGACAACTCAAAAATAGCGTCTATGAGCCGAACAATTGAATCGCCCCACTTATCAAGGTTGCCTTCATTTTTTTGTACTTGAACAGCAAACTGCTCAAAGTTTTTCTTCAGCCCGCCCCCAATAGCCTTGAGAATTTTCCCGAAAAACCGATTAATTATCTTGCTTGATTCACTGAGTCCACGGAGATAGGCATTAAACCGCTCAAATCCAGAAACAAGCCCATCCCAGAATCCCTTTAACTTTCCGAAGAAATTCTGTGTTGCTGGGACATACTCCCTCATCAACTTCACGAGGAATTGCGCTATTTTGTCAATTCCGTTAACTACTTTCCCCAATAGTCCACCATTAGCAAAGTCAGATAGTAATGGCGAGATTTGCGTGAATGTGCGTATAACTATCGTGCGTATTTTTTCAAAAGCAACTTGAACTGGCGTAATGAATCGTGCACCAAGGTCTGATGCTTCTGTCTGCATTTGTTGCATGAACGCTTTAAATTGCCCAATCAGCGTTCCTTGCATAGCGGCAAATGTTCCGCCTATCCCCGCCTTCTTAGCCATATCACCACCAGAAAATGCTTTAAGCACTTCTTGAGCAGATGCTTTTCCACCCCGTGACACCTCTTTAAAAGCCTTTTCAAACTCAGGACCTAGTTGCTTCGCGGCTTCAGCGACCCCTGCGCCTCCGACACCTCCTTTCTGAATCAGAGAAACAAGGGTTGCTACAGAAGTAACACCTTTTTCAATGTCACCAGTGGCTGCTGCAAAGTCCATCAATCCAGCAATCGCGCTGGTTGTACCACCGGTCACCCGTGCATTCTTCGATGCTGCTGCAAACGCTGAATTTAGACTCTTCATACTGAGTCCGGCTAGACGGGCATCAGCGGACATCGTGCGTAGGGCAATAGCCGCCCCCTGAAATCCTCCATAGCGACCCGCCTGCTGGGCAGCGATATATTGCTTCTGCGCAGCAGCAACCGTTGCTAGCGCAATACCAGCGACTGCTGCGGCTTTCGCCAGGCCCGACATGACTACTTGGTATGACTTAACTAAGAATCGTCCGGTTGCCAGCAAGCCATTAACCGACGACAGGGCAACGGCTAGCGCAGCAGTTTCAATTGCAGAACCAATCATCGCGAACTTGAGACCAGTTTTAAGAATCTTGGAGAGCGCTCCTGCCTCTCTGCCAGTTTTCTTTAATTTGCTGGAGGTGCTATCCGACTCTCTGCCGAGGCGTTTTTGGCTCTCAGAGGTCTTATCAATATCACCGCTTAATCCATTAAATGTGTCATCACATTTGCTTGCCTGAGCGCAGAGGGCAGCAAGTTTGCGCTGGACGCGGTCAATCGCAGAGGTATCGGCTTTGACATCTATTTTAATTACGACGCGTTCGTCAGCCATGTCAAGCCTCTGCTAGATGGACAAGAGCGTTATTTTTGCTGTGCTTTCATTTTACGCTCTTGTTCGGCGCGGTCAGCCTCAATAATCTTTGCGCACGCGTATCTGATTAACCATTCTTCTTCAGAACAGTCAAGTAATTTGATGGGGTCAGTTCCCCATAGTTCGCCCAGACGGGCGGCTGTCTGGATGCGTCCGTCGGACTGAAGTTCTTCTAGGACGCCTTCGTAGGGTCCACGGTTTCAACCGTGTCCGAGTATCCAGCGGCTTCAAGAACAGCAAGCGCAGCGCTTTCCACATGCGGGTCAATGCCGAAGAAAGCGCGCACACAGTCAGGAATCGGGCGAGTCGTGTCAGTCATCTGAAGGATTGCATCAGAGGCAAAAGTCAAGCCAATTCCATCCTCATTGACCACCTGTTCGTTATTAACGAAGATTCCGGTGCATGTATGCCCAATAACGGCACAGGCGAACTTGGTGGCATCTAGACCGTTCTTGGTGTCTTCTCCGGCATTCTTTCGCCATGCACGCAACTGATGCTGGGTGATATTGGGAGAAACCTGAATTGTCACACCCGGACGCTCGGGGATTTCAATAAAAACAGGCTCGCGCTCAACCTTCTTGGAAAGCACGGCTTTCAACTGGTCAAGCACCGAGGGGGCTTTTTCGTCCTTGATGCCTGCCTTCTTGGGGGCAGGTTCAGACGGGGTTTCAAACATGGAGTCGCTCATGAACGGCACGCTAGCATGACAATAGGGGCACCTAGCGGTACCCCTATAGCCAATTTCTTAAGTTGTTTGAGGTATTACTTAACGGACTGAATGCTGAAGGTAAGCGAGTAGGTTGCCGGAGCACCAGAAGCCGCGTCACCTTCCGGCTCAGTCACACCGACAAGGAGAGCCTTGGCGTAGGTGCGCTGGAGTTCCGGAACAGCCACATTGCAGTTCAACTCATCGACCTGAATGTCGTAGTACGCACGACCGACCATCTGACGAATCGCTCCAAGGAACGAGGCATCAATATCGGGGGCGTAGTGACGGGTCAGGGTGATGTCGCCGATTTCAGCAGGAGCGCAGAGAACCTCGGGGAACAACTTTCCACCGATGTAAATCTTTTCCACCGAAGCGGTGATTTCGCCACCAGTCACCTGAGCAAAGTACGCCAGACCCATGTCGGTTCCCACCGTCGGGGGCGTCTCAGCATTGCCCTCAGCCGAAGGCTTGATGGAGGCGACAATCTGACGCTGTGCAATTTTACCGGTCATTACTACTCCTTATCAGACGACTGATGCGGTGAGATTCGACTTGGTGACATCGACCTGAATCTGGTCACCAATTGCGGACACTCGCACGCCGACCTTGGCCTTCACGAGACCTCCAGCCAACTGCGAGACGGGGTTGATGGCGTCGTTCACGACAACGGAGTAGCCGTAGTCAATCCGCTTGCCATTGGCATCAAACGCTTCGTACAGACCGCCAGCGATTCGCACCGGCTCCAGCATCGCAATGAGGCGACCCTTGACCTGCGTGAAGAGGGCGTTGCGTCCGTCAATCGGCGAGAAGACGAGGTCTTCCAACTGAGCCTGCGCCTGAACGGTGATGTAGTTCAGCATCTCACGGCTGTTGAGGAATCGGAAGTTATCCTCATCCGACGACAGCGAGCGAGCGCCGTACACACGAACAGCGTTGTTGAAGATTCGCAGAGCGTTACACCGAGACTCATCAAGGGTATTGCCAATCGCTCGGGTAACCGTCTGCGCCAGACCGGTGATGAAGTTCGATTCCGAAACCGCACCAGCATACGCAGACCAAGGTCCAATGCGATTGAAGGCAAGCGACCGCTTAGCGGCGACATAGCCCTCTGGCGAAATGGTCAGCGAAGTGCCATCCTCAAGGTTCATCGTCACCCACGGGAAGAACAATCCGCCGTACTCCGCATAATCAACCGAGGCGAGGTATTCCGAGTGGTCGCCCGCGTCAGTCTCGTCAAAGTCGCTAGGCGTCGAAAGGATTGCCATGCGATGGTTTGCGTAGCAGTGGGCAAGAACAGCCTCATGCGTTGCCTCAACATTGCCCGCAGTCACGAATCCCGGAAGCGAAATAGCACCCGCACCAAGTTCGTAGCCGAATGCGTCCATCGCATCAAGCCAATCTTGGTCAACGATGGACGCGCGGTTGTCATCACCGGCGCTGAACGAAGCGGGCGACGACACGACAGCGATAGTTCCGGTTCCAGCGGTAGCGGTGATGTACTTGCCAGCAAGTGCCGACGAGTTAATCTTGTTCGCCATCTGGGCAACCGAGGTGCACTCGCCGGTCTTATAAACAAATTCACCGTTGAGGTACAACTTGAGAACATGACCCGAGCCAAGCGTCGTCACGGTTACCGAGAGGTTGGACGACCAACTGCCCGGACCAGCGGCGACGAGCGTAATTGCCGTACCAGCGGCGTCGTTATCAAGAACCTTGACGCCAGCAGTAGCAGATGCTCCAACGACTCGCGAAACATAGACCTCAGCGCCACCCTCCTCGAAGAAGGTCTGCACCTGCTCGTACACATCGCCATACGAGGTGTAATCGCCAAAGACAGACTCATAGTCAGCGATGCTGGTGACTTTCTTGGGGTCAGCAGCCGGACCACGTTCGGTGAGACCAACAACAAACCATGTCGCCGTGGGCGAAACATTCGTAGTTGACGGTCCGGTGCGAACAGATGTATTTACGACAATACCGGGCATTTGCCTTCCTCCGGAGTAGAAGCGATTCGCTCAGTTCATTACTTTCAAGATTATACCGTGTTTATACGCCTAATCTTGTAAGCCGTTACTGAACTCGCTAACTATTGTGACTGAATGCTACTTAGTTCTAGTGGAACAGTTCTAGATATCGTCGGCATCTTCGTCAATTGCTACGCGAAGCACTTCTACCTCATAGGTAGATGTATCAGACAGAGGCTTGACTCGTGAAACTTCATTGACGGTCAACGTATATGCGATATAGGCGCCAGCCATAACTCTTTCGCCCTTAATGAGGGTTAGGTCTGAGTATTCCTCACGGATTGACGACTCGTCAATAAATACCTCAAGGTTATCCTCATCGCCACATCGGTTAAGACTTGGCGCGTCAAGAAATGCTGACCGAAGCACAGTTACGAGCCTGTCCCTCTTGATGGTGCACAACTCGGCGTTGTCATCTTTTACCCAGACATAGGTACGCATGGCGTAATCAACGCGAAACTGAGGGTCAAAAAGATGAGTGTAATCAGAACGAGTCAAACCATTCATTGAAATCGCTGCGGTAATCAATGTCGGCCAATGGTCAATCGCAATAGGCTCGTGGACCATATACTTCAGGGGTTCCGGAAGTTCCTCGTCGTCAAGATTCCACTCATTACGGTAGGTAATCAGGCGCGACGGAAGGTCGCTCTCTAGATAACTATTGACAAAGTATTTTGCCTTATGAGCACCTTGCATTGTCATGGGACCCTCGCATTCGCCACATAGGAAGCCGCTTTTTCAGCCAAATCTCTAGCGAATCCTCTCGGCTCAAAGACTATCTTTCTTTTTGGCATTTTAGTGGTTCCATATTGATGGAACTTTGCATATTCAACGCTTGTTCCAAATTGCGCATTTGTATTGTCAATATTGTTTGGCGGACCAAATAGACTCAACAAAGAATCCATTAATTTGCCAGTCCTAATCATGAGAGGCCACGGATAGGGGCGAGTTCTTGGTTCCCACTTACTTCCGGTGGGTAAGCCTCCAGCCCCAAAGTTTTCAGCATTTGCCCTCTGGAGTTCTAGGCGCGCATACCAAAACAGCGGTTTAAAGTTGGTTGCGCGTAACTTCATTCCCTCAAGGCGCCGAATGACGTCATCGGCGTCGCAATCAATATCTATTTTTACTTTCACGCCACCCGAACCCTACGCCAACGACGAACCGAGGCAAGTTCCTCAGGTGTAAATCCGGTTGTGAGCGGTGCGGTATTCCTTGTCTCCAAGTCCTTAATTCCAACGACATCGTCGTGCATATTCTGCATTTCCCTTGATGCCGCTCGCAGAATCATCAACTTAAAGTGCTTAATTTGTTCACCATCAAGACCGGCATCATAGACGACCTCAATATTGTCATTAGCAAAAGTTCTGTAGACATCTATGCCGTATCTCCGCACAATGTAATCAGTGCCATCGACCAATACTTCGGGAACGCTTCCGGGCGTCGGCGCAGTCACAGTTACTGATGCGACCGAGACAACGGGCGAGTTGCGGACATACACCGTGTAGGGGGGCTGAAGATACGTCTGGACTCGCTGGTCCGTTCCAAGAGAGGTGTCATAAAAGAATGATGATGTGGGAAGTCCAACATTGGACGATTCAACCCTATAGTTCTCAGTGAAAGTACCTACTTCAACTGGTCTACGCAGGTAGGACTCAAGTTCGCTCTGGAGACCCTCAAGGATATATCCAGCAGCATGATTCTGGCGCGGGGATAACTTGACATCCATGTAGCGCTCAATTTCGGTGATATTGACGAGCATAAATGCGCCTTTCCTCACCGATAGTTTACTATCAGAAGTGTTCTCCTAAGAGAAGGCTATAGATAGGATGAAATAACCTCATCCCATCTTTTAGCCATTACTGACACATCCAGTTCTTTGACCTGCTTCCGGATTCGCGCCGCCTCAGGTGTTCGCGCTGTGTAATCCTTAAGTTCCATAAGATGGTCAATCCACTCATCCTTGGTAGATGCGAGCCTCCCGATTCCATACTGGTCATGAAGTCGTCGATATTCACCAACGTCAGACATCACTACCGGAATCCCCGCAGACGCATATTCAATAGCCTTAATCCATGACTTAGCGTGGTTAAAGGGGATATCATTGAGTGGCGCTACGCCAATATCAAATTCAAATGAAAGTCGGGCATAGTCCTTAGGGTGGAACATTGGACTGAGAGTGACACCCTCTCGCCGCACCCCAACTTTGTCGGCAAAATGAACCGCCCCATTAACATGCCCAGAGTGATGAAGCCTCCACGGTCCAGCACCGAGCACCCCATCAAGAAGTTCTAAGTCGCCAGAGCGGTGCGAAGTAGACCCCACCCAGCCAACCTTTGCCCTGCGTGAACGGTGATACCGGACTCGAAAGTCAATCATTGTTACGCAGTTCTCAATAATATCAACGCGCTGACAGTCAAATTCCTGTTCAAATTTGTTCTTGAGGAATGGCGTACTAACCGTTACGCCGTCAGATGCTTCAATAATTTTTTTGTAGTGGTCAATATTCTCGTCTTTATTGAAGTCAGGGTGTGTCAACTTGTATGCGTGGTTGTCTTCGTGAAGACCCCAGTACCAGTCGTCAATATCATTGATGATGACCTGACCATATTTATGCCTATCGTCAAGTTTCTCAACAAGATTCTTGAACATCAGTCGCTGTAAAATAATGACTTTACAGTCATAGTGCGCTTTTTTGTTCCAATCCAGAATTCCAAAACCCTTGGTCGGACTATGAACAAGCAGACCAGAGACGGTCACATACTTCATATGACGACGGTTTTGTTGAAGGCGTACCCAATTTGCGCCTCCAGGAACCGGATGACCAGCATTGTCAACCATAGAGCGCGACCAATCGGTCGACGCAATACCAATTTTCAAGACTCTTCCCATTAGTAGCCCCTTAGTGAGCGCTTAGCGCCCAACAATAGCAGAAGGTTTTGATTAAGCGAGGCGCCCTCGGCGGAATCGGTCCGGAAGGAGGTCTCGTCCTGCTCCCTCGGGGTTCCCTGCGCCTCCCAGACGACGGTTCATGCCACGAAGGACAAATGCCAGAGCGCGACGCCACCACGCCGGACGGCGACCTTCTCTAACACCAGGTTCAATGTCGGGGTTGACTGTGGGAACGGGCATACGTACTCCAATCCTCCAACCAACTTTACCATAGACCTATCTCTGGTAAATATCATCCGTCGCTATTGGGCGGACGCTCAATTGACATCGCCTTATCCACAGTTCCTGCCGGAGCCTCCACTGGGACCCAAGCCGCCGAGTACTTATGCTCGCCAATTTTTTTGTCTTTGAGCATTGTTCCGTCAACCATTAGGTCCATTTCATCGGCTGACATTCCTAGTGCCCTCTTGATATCCGGTTCACCATACTTGCGAGACCGCAGGAGCGACTGAACAATACGAGAAAGTTTCCTCGCTACGACATTTCCTCTTCCTCGGTTCAGCCGAGCATGGAGGAGCATTGCCTCAATGTCGTCACAGTCCACCATAATGACAGGAACTCGTCCACCTGTTGCCTTGGAGAGTTTGCTTAGATTTGAGGCAACTTCATATCGATAGTTGCCATCAATTACGACACCTGTCTGAGCCTGAACTACGAGAGGCTGGAGCCACCCATAATCTTCAAGCGACCGAGCAAGGATTTCTAAATCTGGCTTTAGTAGATAGGTCGTGCGCCATGGGGCGAGCCGAAGAGAATTCGGGTCCACCCATTGCATTTCCCCATTGCCAATCATTTGATGTTTTCCTCTTAATAGTTTCATTATCGTGAATCATCCTGATAGTCAAGGGCGTCTAGTTCAGCCATTTCTTGCGCTTCGGCTAAACGCATTGTATGTGCTTTTGTTTTTGGTCCGACTGGTGTTACCGAACTGATGTTGAACTCATTTAGCAACAGATTACGAATAAGCCAACTTACTGGGTAGGAGTATGGGTCAAGTTTGTGCTTTTTACGAAATTCTGCTGAAAATGCTAATGCTCTCTGGCGAAGACCCGGAGTCAACATATTTTCGTTGATGCAGTATTCAACGCCCTTCCACCCACGTGATGAGTACATCTCAATCATCAGTTCAATATCAAACTCTGACCAAAGTCGTCTCTGAGCATCAATATGAGGGAAGCACTCCACAAGCCGGTCATAAAACTCTGGCTCCGTATTGACCACATCTTTAATGCGCCGGATAGCCACAGAATGAAGCGGAATGCCAACGCGTGTGTTGGCGCCAGCGACCGCGGCATGGTCATAGTACTCGCAATAATTTGCCCCATGCTCCTCGGATATGAACTTAAGAACATCATTCGTTGTCCAGTCATAAATGACTTTCGCAAACCGTAAAGGTATTGACTTCTTCATTTTGAAGGGAACATTGATGTAGTTCTCATGGAGTTTCTGAACGCATGCGCGATAGCGAATCATTGACTCATTCGCCCTAACTCCGGTCAGGAATGCGACTCGTCCGGTTTTTCCCTGCATTGTGTAGTAGTCAATTGACTCTGGAAGGACTTGGTCTCGTGTCAAGCCAAAGTGCTCAGCGGTAATTGCCCATTCTGGAATTGGGCGATACAAACGACCTTCTCGCTCACGCTTTGCGGACCACAGCAAACAGAACTCTCGCCGACCTAGAACCCAGACTTCTTGACCCATTGGCATGCAGTACCACTCCATGTCAACCCAGTCATATTGTCGAACCTCTTCAATGTATTTAAGAACCAGAGGCGACACCATTTCTTCGTCTCGGAAAATGACTTTTACCGGTCCAAGACCTCGCTCTTCATGAATCTCCTTGGCGAGGTAAAGCACTGCTGTGCTGTCTTTTCCACCCGAAAACTGAACACAAACGGTGTCAAAGGTGTCGTACACATGACGTATCCGTTCACGCGCCGCTTCAACACAGTTGATGTCTAGGAACATTCGTTGTCTTGTCATCGTCAGTAGTCCGCGTGTGAGTCAATAAAATTAATGAGTTTCTCGGCAAACGTGTCTCCATCAATTGCTGGGTCAGAACGAAGCCAGCGCATGAACGAGTACCACTTTGTCTGCTGTTCAACATTGTCAAAGACAAGGCTGTATTGGACGACAGCGTTCTTTACACCAGACGCCCCAATCAATGTACTTCCGGTCGTCGCTACCTTGCGGTTGTCAACATCCTGTGCTGGAACAATTCGCCCACCATCTTCAGTCTCCTGAACGGCGATTGCAGGTGGCTCTTCTGTAATCGGATTAATGATTACTGGAGCCACATAGCCTGGTTCGGAGTCTTGAGCAATCTCAATACGACGCGCCTGCTCACTGATGGACGCCATCTCAAACATATCCCAGCCCATCCCGTCAAGCAGGTCGCTGTAGTTGGTGCTAACTTCCTGAAGAAGAGCATTAAGGGCAGATGCTTCGGTGTATCCAAGTTCATTTGTTCTGTTATCTGCTAGAGCAAATGCCACTGCTCGGGAATCGTCAGCATCAAACTTTACGGCAGCAATATGTGTCCAGCCGAGTTTTTTAGCGGCTTGGAGTTGATGATTTCCAGCGATAACGGTTGCTGTTCCATCATCATTTGGGCGAACGACGATGGGCTTAAGTTGACCGAACTCACGGTATGACGCAAGGATTGCCTCAACATTTCCTCGCCGTGGGTTGTTCTCTAGTGGAACCAGTGTTGATACTTCAACTAAAAGGTCTTTGAGTGACTCGTCTACTTGATGTCTCATTGCATCACCTGCGCTCTCACGTTTGCAGCCAGCGTCCGTAGGGCATCGATTGATGTCCTGAGGGAGTGGAGTTTTTCTCTCTTAGCCTTGACGAGCGCCTCGCTGATTTTGTACTGATGCGTTAGGTCCTCAAGTTTGTAGTCTGCCCATGCCTCACGCTCTTTAATGGAGCCTTTAGCGCCAAGGTATTCTTTCGCCCAAGTGGACTTATAATTTGCTTCTTTTACTGAGGAGTCAACAGCGAGTGTCTCAAACGCTTCTGTTTCCTGTTCCAGCAGGTCAGTAAGACGCATGATTTCCTCTTCAACTTCGACCTGACTTATTGGGCGACTTCTAGTCATTGTCTGCCTTTGCTTGTCTCATAATTTGGTTCCACTGATATGACCGGTGACGTTTTTCTGCTTCACTTAATTCGGCATGTACGATGCTCGCCTTATCCTCGCCCCAAGCGTCAACGAGAGCACTATGACTTCCATAGCGAGCAACTAATTGAATGAGGTTATAGTCCTCATGAAAACGCTCAAGTTCAATATCCAGTTCATCAATCATTTTCATCGCTGAGGCATATTGGGATTTCCAGTGGTCGCGCTCAGCGCGCAACCGTCTAATTTCAGCAGATGCCTGACATTGGAGGCATTCTCCGCAGTAGTACGCCCCCATGACTGCGCAGTTGGCATCTAGTTCGGCTATCAGGTAGAGGTTCGGGCCGTCACTCACCACGCACCGCCTTTGTTCTCGCACGGAAATAAAACCGGAACGCCTCAAACTTCGGGTCGGACTCTGCAAAGAGTTCTGCCGACCCCATCCAAAGATTGACTTCGGCCCGCAGTCGTTCAATCTCGTCGGCGGCATCCAGCATGAGTCTCGCTAAATCAGCGTCATTCAATGGCTTGAAATCTAATAGTCGTGTCACGATGTCGTCATTCATTAGTATCTCCATAGTTCTTAATAAGTGACCAGTCTATCTTGTCTAGGGCATCAAGGTTTGCTTTGGGCCAGTCGTAACGCTGGTTGCCCACAATGCATCTGCCCATCTCTTCTAGAATCCATGCATCAGCCTCATCGTCGGCGCTTTTACCGGACCAAATAATTCCTGTTCTTGCTGAGAGCGCAGAAATAACCTCATTCTTTGATGCATTTCCGCGTCCAGTTGCAAACTTTGCTCGGCAGGTGGGTGGAACTTCTATGAACGGAATGCCCAACCGATGAAGGGTCAGCCTTACGACGCCACCGAGTTCTCCAATTGCGTGAGCCTGTGAATGACGACTTGCAAATGAATAGCCTTCTATAATGACAACTGTGTCATTTGGTAATGTTGTAACTAAATTATGAAGTTGTTGACTAATGTCATCTAGGCGCTCTACTCCCTTGAATTTAGATGAAATCGCTCCACTCTTGCCACATCCGCTGTAGCCGGTGCTTGTCAAGGAGAGGTCAAGACCAAGAATTGATTTCATGACTGAGCCTTAGTCTTCTTCCCAGCCGTGAATAGAGAGTCCAAGGTCAAATGCCAACTGCGGTTCATTTCCAATACGCCGATGGCACTCACGGCATACTGCCAATAGATTGCTCTCGTCAAGAATTGAACCCATCTGGCTCCGACGCTTCAACTCGTGGATGTCCTGACTTGGACGTCGAATATAAACAACTACCTTGTCGTGCTTAGCAAAGACAGGGCATGCTTCGCACCATGGACGCTCTTTAAGCAGGCGCTTTACAAGCGGTATGCGCTCTTTATAGACTTCCTGACGCTTGGCTGACCTCTTTGCGAGGGGCGTGCGTTTCATCGGCTTTCCGCGTTTCACGGACTAACCGTATCACTCAAGAATGTCCTCAGCCTTAATCTTGCTGAAAGCCCAAACACCATCAAGAGCATTCCAGAGCGCTAAATCGATAGGAGTAGGCTCAATATCAAACTCTTCAATCATTGACTTATGCTTTTTGATAGCATTCTCGTAAAGAACCGCATTTTTAAGTGGGTCGGCTTCTGGCAACGAACCAGTTGTAATCATCTGCTCAACTTCATCAAGTCGACGCTCTACATGGAACTTAAAACGCTCAATCTTTGAACGCCTCTGTTCGTAATCAGCGATTGCCGTAGCAAGCAAACGAGTGCCGTCTGGACCCAATCGCCCATACCGCTCTTTGTCCGCATCTTGGTCCTCGCTAATATTGTCAAGTTGCACTTGAAGAGTCTCAATAAGGGCAATCAACGCTCTCCGCCACTTATCCCAGTTTTCCTTCTGGAGCAAAATCTCTCGCTGACTGCGAGAAACCTTGTTCTTTACTTCTTCTGCTACAAGACGTGCAAATGAATCGTCATTCATAATTCCTCTATCTCACCCACGCAGGGCACATTTTCTTGAAGTGGCAAAAATTACACAAGCCACTTTGTTTGGCTGGGAAGTTCTCTTCTTCGCAATAAATGTCAATTTGCTTCTTAGTAGAGACGATTGTTTCTACTGTTGCTTCAATACTTTCCTGCGTTACATCGCGCGAAAGCACCTTAGGTGCCACCAAATACATTAGCGAAACCCGAGACGCTGAGCCAACACCGAGCGCATCTACCATTGCGGCATAAATGAAAAGTTGCTGGAACTTGTCATCCATATATTTTGGACTGGGGACTTTGCCGGTTTTATAGTCTGAAATGAGCAATGTATTGTCGTCAAGAACTTCAAATCGGTCAATGAAACCCTTGACTGTTACACCTTCAATCTGACCATTAACTTCGTACTCAATACCGGCAGGACAGGTTTCGATGGGGTCCTCAATTTTGTAGAGGTTCTCTACACACCACCACGCTTTCCAGCGGAAATCATGCTTATTAAGAGAAAGTGATTCCACCTTCGCTTCATAAGTTTCTTCCCAATGCGACCGTGCCAACGCCCTTGCTACAGGCATGGTTCTTTGGTCGATAGAAAGGTTGTAGAGCGATTCCAAGATGTCATGCACAAAGTTACCGAGCAGTGTATGAACAGTCGGAGGCTCCATCAGCCCGTCAATCTTGCTGAACTTAAACTTCAGCGGACATTGCTGGAATGTATTGATGGATGAAGGGGAAAGATGAGGGGGCGCTGTGAGCATTACTCCCCCTCTGCTTCTTCTCCATCAACCTGAGCCTGAACGACACCATTGAACTGGAGGCGCAGGGCTTCAACAGTCAAGACCTCAAGTTCTTTTTCGGTGAACTCCGAAGGCTTCGGAACCGGTCGCCCATCGCTGTAGGAATTCCAATATTCACGAAGGCTGGCGACCTGCTCATCTGTCAGCAATGCCCTAACTTCAATGAAACGGTCATACTTATCCTTGAGGCTCACGGACATCGGAGCAGGGGCGGGCGCAACAGGTGCGTGCATTGCCTCGTCCACCTCAATTGCTTCAGCGTCACGAGCAAGATAAAGACCAACGCCGAAATGCTGACATGCCTTTTTCATGGCATCAGATACGGCTCCCTTGAACTCATCGCCAAGGTCAACGATGTCACCATTCTTAGTTCGCTTGACGCGCACGCCACCGAATCCATCGTGGCTTGAGTAATGCCAGTCTGAGTTCTTCCCCTCATGGGAGACGGAAACTCGCACATGAGCAACAACCCAGTCATTATCAATGGCGTCGCGTCCACATGACAAAACCTGATGCGTCCAGCCGGTCGGTCCAAAGATTCGATTCATCCGGTTGATAATTTCCGAAACCGGAAGGTATGTCAGTCGTGTGCCACTCTTCTGAACTGTTCGCTCCATCTCCTCCGGAAATGGTTCGGACAGACGGTCATACATATTGTCATTCATTAATTTGCCTTCCTAATAGAGAGTGATGGTTTGGAATCGCCTGCCTCGCAGAAGTCATCAGCATTAATGCCGATTTCGTTGAGCGCAGTTACTCGCCAGTACGAGGGCTGGACAAAATCCAGCAACTTCGTAATCATTTCGGACGAACTCATTACTCGCTCACCAGTATCCATATCGATAGCGAGATTTTCAATACGGGAAGCAACAACGGACGCTAAGTCCTTATGCTTCCAGCCCTTGCGGTCTTTTGACCATTTCTTTTCAATGGTTTCACCACTATTCAGGGTAACCAGTTCCGTCTCCGTCATCTTGTCCATCAGGTGCTTGACTTGGTCGTCGTAGAGCACCGCAATTTGAGTCTTCAAATTGGATAGCCGAACCAGCAGTTCGCATTCGTCATCAACGGAGTTGTCCGCATTCGTTCTATGGGCATTCATTCGCTCATCAAGAACGAGAATTGCCTGTTGAAACTCGTCCACGGCTGTGCGCCATGACAAGACAGCATTTTCAGTCATTTTCACTCCTAGCAAATTTCGTAGTTGGTATTCAGAGGATTATAGACGCTCTCCGTCTTTGAGGCAACCCTAACCCTGTCAAATGTGTGAACGCTCCGACGGCAGAGTCAACTTGGTCGTCATGGTCGCATGCTTCGGGAAAAGAAGCAAATTCGTCAAGCCACTCCGTTAACCATGACCCACGAACGACTCTGACATTACCGTTGGCTACGGCAGCGGCAAATGGGCGAGCACGTGTAATTTTGTCTCCCGTTGACCGGATGCCAATGAAGTCATAACCCGGCAGCACATACCTCGCATACTGGTCTACGAGGGCTTTTCCACTAGAGCCTGGTTCCTGCTCCATTCGAATCGCAACCGACGGTCCGTCCTCATAGGCAGTCTGCGCAATGAGTTGTTCAACTTTCTCGCCCTTTACCCGAGCCTTCTTGACATCAAGAATGTAACTTACACCCCCATCTAATAGGACAAGTGTTCCTACTGTCCAGTCAGGATTCGGGTTGGAATGTGATGGCTCAGTTGCCGCAAGGTCCCAAAACCTGACTGCTCTAGCATTGGAAGCGATTTGGGGGACCTCGTGCGGGTCAATAATTATGAAGTTTTCCCGCTCAAAGAGGCTTCCGAGGCTGGTACTGAACCAGTCTCCCTCCTCAAGACGACGCCTCTCAACAGGGTCAAGGGCTTGAAGCGCCTGCCGGTATGACTCTGCGTCAATGCCGGGGTTGTCGTGGAGTTTAGATGGAACGAATATCCGCCCTTGATTTTGCCCCTCAACGATAAAGCGTTGACGAACCCAGTTTGGGGCTGGGTTCGATGCGGCTCGCATTCGGAGGGGGACCTGCGCCAACGACCCTTTTGCGGGTCGGCGGAGACGGGAGAATAGGTACCGATAGTCAGATTCTCTAATTTCGGTCACCTCATCCATCCCGATGAACTGAAATTCAGCGCCCTTATATCTGAGGTAGTCCTGCTGATTATTTAGGTAACCAAATGAGATTCTGGCTCCTGATGGGAACACGGCGGTGTAATTATTGGAGTTCCAGCGGACATCGTCATATTTAGCCATCCATGAGGTAAAGCGGTCCATGATGGCTCCGGGAAGCGCAAGGTCGGCGTAGGTGCGACGGAAAAGAATAGCCGAATACCCCGGCACGTCTACATACTGGAGTGCCGCCATGAGCAAGGCACTTGACTTGCCTCCACCGGCTGCTCCGCCAAAGAGTGCCTCAAGAGCATAAGTACGGAGGAAGACCTTTTGAGTTATTGAAGGAACCTCAGGGCAGTACTCAGGTGTCTTCGGCTCTAGATACTTTAGAATCTTGTCCCAATCAGCCATTGCGCCTTCCTAATCTCTAGTGCGATACATTAGTGTCAGCAGGCGCTTTGAGGTGAACGTGAAAAAAATCTTTGCATTATCAAGAGTTCGTAACTGGCGTGCTCTAACCGCTAATTCCTTAATGTTTGCGTTTATACTATTGACAGGTGTTGGTGCTTACATGATTTTACCAGCCGCGGGCTTTATCGTGGCTGGAACTGCTTGCGGTCTCTTTGGCTACCTGTTGGGGTCTGAATAAATATGGCTTGGAATTCACGAAATACGAAAAGCCTCGGCACCTCAATGGAGGGGAAGGCAGCGAACCTTGGACCCGGCTCGCCAATTGCCAATAATCCCGCCATCGCTGGAAAGGGTTATCGTGATTCGTGGGACATTGAGCGCGCTTATCGCGAAGGAATGCAGAAGGTTACTTGGGTTAACCGATGCATTGATGCCATCGCTGGCAACCAAGCGCGACTGCCCATCATTCTTCGCAAAGACAATGACCCCAATGGCGAAATTCTTACCCGTAAGCACGAGATACTTGACCTACTAAATAGTCGTGCCAATCAGGGCGAAAACAGTTTTATCTTCCGCTATCGGATGTCTAGTCAACTTTTGATGAGCACCCGTGGCGTCTTTATTGAAAAGATTCGTGGGCGCTCCGGCAAACTCATTGCCCTAAACCTTCTCCCACCTCAGTTCACCTCACCAATTCCCGATGCGAAAAGGTTTGTTGCTGGCTACGAAGTTCAAATGCCCACTGGTGAGAAAGTCATTGTTCCGCCCGATGATGTTCTGTGGATTCGGCGACCCCACCCGATTGACCCCTACTTGTCTTTGACTCCAATGGAGTCAGCAGGAATTGCTATTGAGATTGAGAATCTCTCCAAACTCTATAACCGTAATTTCTTGCTTAATGATGGTCGTCCGGGTGGCTTGCTAGTTCTTCGCTCAGAGATTGATGATGATGATAAAGATGAACTCCGAAGTCGGTTCCGAGGAAACCTGAACCGCACGGGCGCTATTACGGTCATCTCATCCGATGATGGTGCTGACTACATCGATACATCGTCATCCCCTCGGGATGCAAGTTATGTAGAAATGCGCCAGTTGACGAAGGAAGAAATTCTGGCTGCCTTTGGCGTTCCGGAATCTGTTATTGGAAATGCGGCTGGCCGAACCTTTAATAACGCCGCTGAGGAACTTCGTGTTTTCTGGATGGAAACGATGATGCCTCACCTTGAGCAGATTGCTCGTGGTCTTGATGAACTTGATGACAAGTTTTATGTTGACTTCGAGACAGGTCAGATTCCCATTCTGATTATCGCCAAGCAAGAGCGTGAGCGTTATTCGATGGATGAATTTCAGGCTGGTCTCATCAGCGTGAATGAATATCGCAAGGTCACGGGTCGCAAGACTGTTGAGTCAGAACTTGCTGACAGTCTCCTAGTTAGTCCGAATATGGCTCCTATTGCTAACACCGAAAAGCCGTTTGAGACCGGTCAGGTGCAACCGGTTGATATGGGCGCAGCGCCTCCGGGCGGAGCACCTCCGGCAGGGGGAGAAATGGCTGGAGCACCTGTTCCTCCCGCTGAAGGACAGGCACAGCCTCCGGGTCTTCCGATGATTGGACAAGAAGCACAGACCGTTCCAGAAGAGCAGGTAACTGGTCCGGCAACTCCAGCCGGTGAGCCGGGTCCGACTGACCAGATTGCCCCCGGCGCATCGCCTGGTCCAGAAATTGAAGCAGTCGCCCCTCCGGCTCAAGGCGCTCCTGGTCAACTCTCAGCACGTCATGGTCGATTCGAGACCAAGATGGATACCCAAGTTATTGACGAATGGGACATCAAAGCAGAGCAGACCTCAGAACGGTGGGCTGAAATCCTTGACCGCAACTTGGAGCGATTTTTCGAAAGACAACAACGGGTTGTCCTAGAAAAGGCACTTGGAGCAAAAGCCAAGCGACTAATGAATAGTCGTGAACTCCGTACCGATGATGTGTTTGATGAGAACATCTGGAATCGCCAACTTGCTGATGACTTAGCGCCCGTCTACTCGGCTATTGTCAATGATGCTGCTGAACTATCATTCAGCAAATCTGGCGAACCGAATGAACTAGATGAGGAAGAGTTCAAGAGGTATGTAGCGGAGCAGGTCGCCCGCACCCAGAAGGTCAATCAGACAACCAAGGAAGAAATTGCGGCTGCTCTCCTTGTGGCTATGGCAATTGCCAACGAAGACGAGGAAGACCGGCTCAGTATTCTTCGTGCGGCTCTTGTAGCAATCTTTGCCAACTTGCTCGGCAAGCGTCGACGATTGATTGCGGAACACGAATCTCAGACTGCCTTCAATGCTGGCGTCTATATGGCGGGAAAGCAGTTACGGGTAACTAAAAAGACTTGGCTGACGAGGCGTGATTCGCGCGTCCGAAACGAACATCAGGTTCTTCACGGCAAGAGCGTCGGACTCGGCGAAGGATTTATGGCTGATGGTTCAGTGCTCCGATTCCCCGGAGACCCAACAGCACCTCCGAACCTTACGATTAATTGTCGTTGCCGTCTGAAGTTCTCCTGATTTACTGAAAACACCTATTTACTGAAATAGGTATTCGAACTTCCCCTACAGCAAGCGAGACTGTCTTATGATTGTCTTGCTTACACGAGGTGGAATATGCCGGTTTCGGAGACTTTCAATTTCAAAGCGATGCCTGGTCAGGTTTCAATTGACGAGGCTAAGGGCATTGTTGAGTGTTTTGTTGCAGGCGTCGGCAACAAGGACAGCGTTGGCGACATCGTGCTCTCTGGCGCATTTACTGAAAGCCTAAAGCGTCGAAAGCCTCGCGTTGTGTGGGGACATGACTGGAATCATCCAATTGGAAAGGTTCTAGAGATTTATGAGGTCCCTGCTAGCGACCCTCGTCTTCCGGCGAAAATGAAGAAGGCTGGAATCGGAGGACTTTTTGCTCGGGTTCAGTTCAACCTTCAGTCCGAAAAGGGACGCGAAGCGTTTGCCAATGTTTCATTTTATGGCGAAGAGCAGGAGTGGAGTATTGGCTACAAGACGCTTGACGCTATTTATGATAACGCTCGTCAAGCAAACCTTCTTCGTGAAGTAGAACTATATGAAGTTAGCCCTGTATTGCATGGCGCTAATCAATTGACTGGTACGATTTCAATCAAGGCTGCTTCTACTGAGGAGCCGATGGACTCCTTCAAGAAGTCCAAGTGGCCGATGTTTGACCGTGAGTTTGCAGAGCGAATAAAGAGGGATTACCCACAGATTTGGGCGGCAGGCGGAAATATCAAGGGAAACGACCAGTACCGAATCCTCACGCAAATTGCGGAGGCGGGCGGAGTCGCAAAAAGCCAAGCACAGACCAACGCGCTCGAATTGCGCGAAGCATGGGTGGCAAGGCACGCGGGCGACTTCAGGCTCCCCGGCGTCATCGCTCAAATCAAGTGGCTCGCGATTGGGAGCAGGGGCGAGGACTACATGAAGAATGTTGTCCGGGAAGCCATGAAGAAGCAGGACTCCAAGATGAAGGAAAAGACCTTCATAATGGAGGCATCCTACGACATGGACGAGAAGTGCTGGAACAATCAGGAGGGCGAGAAGCCCGAAATGATGCGGGAACTAGCAAACGCGATTGGGATGCGATTCGGCGGTCCGGTTCGTATACGCCACGTGGAACCCAATTTGGTGGTTTTCGACCACATGATGAATGGCAAGCCCCAGACGATGAGAGTGGGTTGGCATTCTGAGGGTGGTGACTTCATGTTTGGTAAGCCCATCGGCGTTACCCCTCGCACCATTTATCTTCCCGAAGAAGATGGCGATGAAGAGGAACAGAAAACTCCTACTCAGAACATGTTTGATAGGCAGTACGAGGATTCTGAGGCTCCCGAGTTCGTAAAGCCAAAGACTGGTTGCGGCTGTGGTTGCGGTGGGGCAGGTAAATCCCTTGATGATGTCGTTGACGACGTCAAATCATTCGTGGATACGCATGGCAAGGCTGGACGCGTTATTAACGCAAGCAATCTTGAAAAGTTGAGTCAGGCAATGCAGTTGCTTCAGGAAGTGATTGCTGCTGGCGGTCGTTCCGAGATTGAGATGAAAGAAAAGACTGCAAACATCTCTGCAAATCTTGAGGACCTTTTTGAGGTGAAGCAATTGCTTGACCCCGTCTTTGAGTTCCACGGTCTTAGTGCAACAGCCAATGAGCACGGAATTGAAATCAAGGGCGTTGTTTCGGACGACGCTATTAGCGCAATCAATACGGCTCTCAGCGTTGGAAATTATGACGCCGAGTTGCTTACCGAAGATGGTTATTCCGCCTAAGGTAAGTAGCAGGAAAGTAACATGGACACTGAGAAATCTTTAGTGAAAATCACAAATAAGTATCACTGCATGGTGACTGGCAAAAGCCAAATGACTCCGTGTGAGGGATGCTCCAATCCAAAAGGCTGTCTCTCACGAGCCATGCAATATAAGGAGAACGAAGAAATGGACGAAATCAACGAGAAGGCAATCGTGAAGATTGATGCCGATGGTGGTGTCGTCAAGTGCGCTAAGGGTCTCGGCTCTGGTGAGTGTGGCTATAAGGCTGGCGCGAAGGTTTGTGGTGCTTGTGGCGCTATGGCTGTCATGCAAAAGAATGACAGCGAGGGTGAGGACCTTGAGGAAAAGGGTGGCATGAAGAAGCCTATGGCTGAGGAAATGATGAACGAGGAAGAAAACCCCGAAGAAGAGATGATGGACGAAGAGTCCGACAAGACTTGGATGATGAAGCCGACCAAGCGTTCACGTGGTCGTGCTATGTCGTCGATGGGCATGAAGTCTGCCGACTTTGATGACGATGCTTATATCTGTCAGTTGGAGCGTAAGGCTTACCCCGGTTCGTCGGACATCTGCGAGAACTGCCCCGGTGGTTGTCGCAATGAGTCAGGCATGCCCGGACTCGTTGATGTTGAAGGCGTTGCTCTTGACATCCTCGGCGGAAAGGTTCTGGATTCCGGGTACTCGTTCACGACTGACCTTTTCGTTGTTCAGGTTGAAGCCAAGGATGGCAAGACTTGGGAAATGATTTCCGATGGTCAGTCTGGTGAAATGCTTCAACTTCAGCGAATTTCAGCCGCTGAGGCAGGAATTGAGAGCAAGTCCCTTGAGGACGATGAGTTTGAAGAGGGCGCCTACGATGTCATCACTGCGACGGATGCAGTTGACATTGCTTTGAAGTCCCTTGAGACCGAACTTGGTCTTACCGGCGATGTTGTCCGAATTGACTCTGACATTCTTGATGACGATGATGTCTATGTCGTAGAGGTCAATGGGTCTGACGGAATGTCTTACGATGTTTTCGTCGGACTTGATGGCAACTATGCTGGTTACCAGCCTTACACTCAGGATGAAGTTGAGGAGATTGAGGCAGAGGCGGCTGAGATTGCTCTGAAGCGTGCCTACAGCGAAGAGTCGCGAATGACGCTTGCCGAAAGCGGAATGGCTATGCCTGATGGCTCGTATCCGATTAAGGATGTTGCCGACCTTCGCAACGCAATCCGTGCGTATGGTCGCGCCAAGGACAAGCCTGCCACGAAGAAGCACATCATGAAGCGCGCAGAGGCTCTTGGGGCTTCGGACCTTATTCCCGCCAACTGGATGGATGAGGGCAAGTCGCTTGACGATGAGGTTGAGGTTAAGCGTGACTACTCAGAGGACCAGCGTATGGCGATGGCTAAGGCTGGCGAAGCCATGGAAGACGGTTCGTTCCCCATCAAGGATAAGAACGACCTCATGAATGCCATTCAGTCGCTGGGTCGTGCAAAGGACACGGAAGCCGCAAAGGCACACATCATCAAGCGTGCGATGGACCTTGGCGCCGAAGACATGATTCCGGTCAACTGGGTTCCCAAGAAGGTTCAGACACAGTTTGCCGCCGAGAAGAGTGACGACATTCAGTTCCTGAAGAGTTTGATGGAGTTTGAAATTCTCGCCCAAGAAGTAGACATCGACAAGACACTCTGACATTTAGGAGTTAGCCATGGGTTTCAACTTTTCAGAAATCACAGGCGTTAGCGTAAAGGCTCCGGTTCCTCCGGATGCAATTCCGCAGGAGCGCATTACTGGTGATGTCCTTCGTGGATACGGTCCTCGTCGTGGCAACCTTGAGCGTCTTCTTCGTTATTGGCGCCCCATTATGCGCCGTGAGGGCGGATTCCGTCGTTGTCGTGTAATCCTCGCTAATCACCCTGAGTTGTACCCGTTGAACAATATCTGTGCGTGGCTCCATCACGAAACAACCGGTCTTTGGCCGAATGAGGGTTGCCATCACCCCGGCATGAAGAACTGTCGTCGCAAACTTCGTGGTGTTGTCCGAGGCTCGCTCATCAGTGATTCTGAATTTGCTCAGCGCCTTTCACGCCTTCGTGGCGCAGCAAACGCTGGCAAGGGCATGGACATGATGTGGGACTCTGAGAACGATAACTGGGACAACGAGGACGGCATGAATATGCCCGACCAACGTCCGATGGCAATTGTTGTAACTGAAGACGACCTTCAGCATGCAATCGGGGTCCTTCGTGACTTCCTTGTCATGGAGCCGAAGTTCGTTAACTTCCTCAATGATGACAATAACTGGGACCATGAGGGTGAAGACGAAGATGGCAAGATGATGACGCACCAGCGGATGTATGGAGAAAAAGATTCTGACTGTGGCTGTGGGTGATTTAATTGTCGGAGCCTATTCCGAATAAAAGAGAATGGGTAGAGCGACGCGCTGCTCAGTTCATTGCCGATAATCCTGACCTTAGTGAGAAGGTGGGACTTATCTCATCCAGTACTGGCGCTGGTAGAGCCGCGCAGTCCGTTGGCTCCGCCATTTTACCGGGTGACCTAAGTGAGTTTCGTAGTCCTGTTCGGTCGCGCATTTATTCGGCGCTGACGCCTGGTGGGGGAATGAGAAAGCCTCGTCTAGGGAAACCCAATGAGCGCGGATATCGCTGTCCTGAGGGATTTCAATTTGGTGGTCGATTCACTGACTCACAGTGGTCAACTTGTGGTCGACAACTGTTTGACCTTCCAAATTTGCTTCCGTCATTGATGCAACTCGCCAATGCGGCTATGAGACCGCAGGGCGGTGGTCTGGGCTATTTGAAGCCTGATGTTAATCCTCTTCGTGGGGCGCCGGTTACGGGTGAGTCTCAAATTACTCGCCGAGCCGCTGATGTTCCCCGTGTTGGCGCAATGAGCAAGCGCAGTAGGGACAATGGGATTGCAACTGCCGTCCGTGCTCTGTCCGAAAATGCGAATGCTGATTTTATGATGATTAGGCGCGACGGTTTTCCAATGCAACCTGTCGTTTCCCCCGCTGAACTTCGGAAAGTTCCTGATAACCGAAATATGGAGGATGCTGCATTCCTTCTTGCGCTGTCTAATAACACTGATTTTGGCAAGGACGAACTAGGTCTTCTTTCGAATACTGGCGTTACTTCTCTTGTCTATGTTCTGCCTAATGGTTCCGTTGTCCGGATGGATAGAACGCGCCCACTATCCGTCGGAGAGCGACGAAAACTGGGTAAGACCGTTAGTAGCGCCGAGTCAATTGACAATTCAAAAAATCCGTTGGCGCGCCTTGAGGCAGTAGTAGCCAACTCTGATGGTGCTATTTCTCTTGAAACGGATTTTGCTGGAATCAAGAACCCCGAGTCTCCGGTGCCATCAGGTCCAGATAAAGGCAAGCCTCGTTGGGCGCAGGAAGCATTCAAGGGTGGGAAGCGCAAGCCATCTACTCAAGTCCCCTCTGCGCCTATGCCCAAGGCACCTCAACAGGGTGAGTCACGAGACATTTCAAATCTAGAAGGCGCAATTGAGCACATCAATAAGGGTGGAAATCTGTCAGAGATTGACCCCACTATATTGATGGAAGCAGTTCGGCGCTCTAAGGTTTATCGTCAGAAGAAACTTAATGCTCGCCAAACGCTGTTTACCAGAACAGACGGCGGTGTTGGCTTTACGGAAGTAACTGGCGGTCAAAAGTTTGAGCATTTGGGTGCTCATGCCTCTGGAGCCATTCAGGAACACCTCGGAATGGTTGCTCCCAAGGTTCGTCTCGTTGATTCTGGTGACTCTCGCCCATATCTTGTACAGGACAGTGCCTCACTGCTGAAAGATGGAAAGGTGCAGGTCGGTGGTCGCCTAGACGACGTCTCGGCGCAGGACCGGATGCGCCTTCTTGCTTCTGACTATCTCTTGGATGTTAGGGGTCGAAATCCATCATCTGTTTCACGCGTTACGAATGCTGATGGGACTCGTCTGGTATCAACCGTTAATGCTCCATCGGCTTTTGTTGGTCTTTCCGCTAATGAACTGGAAAAGCGACGAAATCTTGACTTTGGAGATTTTGCCTCTTCAGATGGCAAGGTTTTGGCAGATTCGCTTAGCAGGTCGCCTGAAGAGGTCAGGCAACAAGCCTTGGACATATTGGAGTCCCTTATCCAACGGGCACGTGCCTTCAAGTGGGATGATTACATCAGCAAGTTAAAGGTTGACGGACAACTTTCTGATGCCGAAGAGCGTCATATGAAGATTGTTCAATCTTTGTTTACACAACGGCTAGAGCGCCTTGCTCAGTCACGAGAAATGCTCTCAACAGTCATAGGGATGAAGAAATGAAGCGTCTACAGGTCGTTCGTGAATCTGAGTCGGATAGTGCGTATGCACTCGTTATTTACGAGAATAATCAGGCTACGGCAATAGCCGTCACGGATGATGCTTCCGCTTGGGCGGAATGGGTTAATAGTTCATCCATGAATATGAAGCAACTGAACGAGTCGTTGTCTCATGCTCTTTATACGGGTAATGCTCGCATCCTTACTGACGAAATTCTTACTCAAGCAAAGTCACTTTATGGCGACCACTTGCTAGCCGAAATTACGTCCAATGATTCTGAGCCGACGCATGAAGTCGTTGATGCTGTTGTTGGACATGGTCGTCTCTACCGCCCAACCGCAATCCGCTCCAAGTCAATGCCTGCCGTTTCTTCGGCTCGTCTATCAACAATCTCATCTTCTAGCCGTCAAGCGGCTATTGAATACAAGGCTCTGTCATATCGGAGCGAAAGCACCTATTCGCGTCTCAATTTTGAGATGAAGAAGGTCCGCGCAGTATGGGACCCCGACCTTGGACCATCGGGAGGATGGCGCTGTCCGTCCGGTAGCCAGTTTGGCGGATATATCACTGACCGTTTTGGGCGTGGTTGTGGCGGTGGAATTATCCGGCGTGTCGGACGCGCTTTGGTTAATGCTGGACGACGAATCGACAATATCGGCGAACAGCGTCAACTGCGACGCTTGAATCGCGCTGCTGAACGAGCACAGAAGCCCGGTGTTGGAGAGCGTGCTGGCGACGCCATTCGTCGTGGAGCAGGTCAGGCTGCTGTCGCTCTTGAACGTGGTGCCCAGCGTCTTGTTGGTGAGTACCAGCCACGTGACTATGTCCCTAATGTAGGCATGAGGCGCCAGCGTAGAGTTGGTGTTCCCAATGTTCCCGAAGGACGCAAACGGGAGATTGATGACCGGTTGCAGGCAATTTCGCGTGAACTAGATGATTTGGTAGATGAGACTCCGACTCCGGCGGTTGAAAAGCGAATTGCTGAACTTATTCGTGAGAACCGTGCGCTTCGCCGTGAGCGCGATGGCGGACCGAATGGACGGGCAATTGTTCGTCCTGCTGGGCGCGGTCAGGGAGTAAATCGTCCGGTTCCCGCTCGCCCTGCGCTTCCTAATCGTGGGCAGAATCGCAATGTAAATCGCCCTGAGCGTCGTCAGGGCGCGCGCCCTGTCCGCAAGCCCGTGGCTGAGCGTCAGCGTGATGGCGTAATGGAACGAGCCGCTCGTGGTCTTGTGGGTGGTTATAATCCTGACGAATATAAGCCTGGTGATAAGAAGCGAATCAAGAATCGCGAAAATCGCTATGCCAAGGTGAAGGATGAAGCACTCCTTCGTGCGCTAGATGTGAATCGACCGCGACCATTACGCCCCGGTGAGGGACGCGATGTTGAGGCTCGTCGTCGGCAAGAGCGTCTTGAGATTCTTCAAGAAATGGTCAATCGCCGGATGGAGATTCCGGACGCGTACAAGCGTGAGGTTCGTGTTTACAAGTTGAAGCCTCAGCGTAAGCAGCGTCGTGATGGTCTGAATCGTCAGGGACGGGCGGCTGTTGCTCTAGAGCGCGCCGCTCAGCGTGTTCTCGGAGGCGAGGAACGTCAACCGAGAAATATTCCG